TTTATGCATATATTCAATAATATTACCGTAAATCGTAAATTACCACGTTACGGGATACCCTCTATCTAAGATGGCATGTGATTCACCTATTTGGGTACAACCCAAACAGCAATGGAAAGACAAAGTGCCTGTACCTTGTGGCCGTTGCCCTCCTTGTAAAGTAAGGAGGGTTAACGGTTGGGTATTCAGACTAAATCAGGAACTTAACCGTTCTATCAATGCTCACTTTGTCACGATTACGTATAACACCGATAATGTGCCAATTACAAACAACGGCTTTATGACGTTGGTAAAAAAGGATATGCAGGACTACTTAAAACGCCTTAGAAAGTTACAAGACGATAAAATAAAATATTATCTTGTTGGCGAATACGGTACAATCCGCAAACGTCCACACTACCACGCTATAATGTTTAACGTAATTAATACAGATATATACCAAAAGGCATGGAATAAGGGAGATATACATATTGGGCAAGTCACTAGCGCAAGCATGGCTTATTGTATGAAATACCTAGATAAACCCATGTCTTTTAAACATGCACGAGACGACCGACAAAAAGAGTTTTCCCTCATGTCAAAAAAATTAGGTGAAAACTTTTTAACTGACGCAATGAAAAAATACTATGTTTCTGATATAACACGTCTATACTGTACGAATGTGGGAGACTACAAAGTGGCTATGCCACGATATTACAGAGACAAAATATTCACAGACGAACAAAAGGAGGCGCAGCGCGACCATATACAAGAAGTCTTTAACGACAAAACCGAAAAGGAAAAAGCCGAATTCAGAAAAACTGATTCGGCTAAAATGATGGACTTCGAAACATATAAAGCACTGCAAAAACTGGCAAGACACAATAATTTTTATAAAAATCAAACTTTAAGAGATGTATAAAGTTAAGAATCAAATATCTTACCCCCTTATTACTAATCCTAACAATTATGTATACAGGCACTCACTAGAAGGTGATTTTGTAATAGGCGAAGTAAACAGCGGCGAAATATTAACCGTACCTGACCAAGTACTACCACTACCCGAACTAATAGCAAAGTTCGCAAGCGGCGCACATGTCGAAGTATTTAAACCTCAGTATCTTGGGGATGATTCAAATGTGCCTGACCGGCTCGAAAGAATGCCTTTCGACGAACGGCTAGAACTCGCGCGCACTTTAAAGGAACACGTACAGCGTAATAATAAACAAGACGTAAAACCGTCTCAAACCCCTATTTCTAAGGACGAACCTCCCGCACCTGCAAAGGAGTAAACTACATAAACTACATAAAAGCGCATTCCGCACGCATGGCCAACATATTAGCGTACTTCCCTAAGTACGCATAGGGCATGCGTGGGGAAGCGCATCGCAGCGAAGCGAGAACAAACAGCCATTTATCCCTTGATGTATAATGGCTAATTGACACCGCTCCTACCGTACTGATAAGATAAGGGAGGGGAGAATGTTAACAAAGCGTTAAAAGTTTGCAAGAAAGTTAAAGCGGAAATATCTTTGTAGCGATAACGAACAGCAAACGAGCAAAGCGATGTTGACATTCCCCGCGCCGCCGTCCATCAGGGCGGCGGCGCGGTGTCAAAAAAACAAACAAAACACATTTTTTTTAAAAAAAATACAAACAAAAAAACGTTATGCCAATAACACCATTAGCAGCAACAGCATTACAGTCACTTGGTGGCGTACAAGGTGGCTTACTCAATCAGGTTTCCGCTATGGGAAACAATATAATACAGGACAAAATAAACCAACGCAACTACAGCCAACAAAAAAAGGATAACTTAGAATTTTGGGCTATGCAAAACGAATACAACAGCCCACAACAACAGATGCAACGATTTAAAGATGCTGGACTAAACCCCAATTTAATATATGGGCAAGGTAGCGCAGGTAATGCATCCCCTGTACAAACAGCAGACATAAAACCTACTAACGTTACAGACCCTAGGCAGGGACAACAAAATACGTTTAATCTTTCTACATTATACGACCTCGAAATAAAAGCCGCAACAGTAGACAACCTTCGCGCGCAAAATACCGTAATACAACAGGACGCTTTACTAAAAAAAGCCTTAACACAAAACACGTTAACAGGCGAGGAACGTCGCCGATTTGATTTAGATTTTGAAGGCGAACTACGAGGCGTAAGCGCAGACACAAGAAAAGAAAAACTTAGGCAATTAAAAACTACTACAGATATAAGCATAAACGAAGATGCAAGGCGCGCACTACTTACAAATAAAACCTTAGAAAAAGCAGCGGAAGAAATGCTGAATTTAAGAGAACAACGTTTAAACATGCGCACAGAAAGAGGACGAACACAAGCGGATACACTACGGCTTAAGATAGAAACAGACCGACTTCGCCAAACAATAGAAAACCTCAAAAAGGATGGCACATTGAAAGACTTAGACCTCCAATTAAGAAAAGATGGTATTAACCCAAACGACCCTATGTGGGCAAGATTCCTAGGCAGATATCTTTCTAATCTACTAGACGAAAACCCCGCTGGCGGCGGTTCAATATGGAATTGGTTACAAAATTAGTCACAATTTAAATAATTATATACAATGAAATTTAAACGATTTAAAAAACGATTCAGTAAAAAACGCTACTACTCCAAAAAACGCGGCAAACGAATCACCAGTTACACGGTACCGCGCGGCGGAATACGCCTTTAATTTTTTCATTCAAAAGCAAAAAAATATACAAAAATGAGTATATTCACAAAAGTACAAATGAAACGGCCTGATAGCAACCGTTTCGACTTAAGCCATGATGTTAAAATGTCTGGCCAAATGGGGGAACTACTCCCTACCTGCGTTATGGAGGTACTTCCAGGCGACAAAGTAAATATAAGTGTAGAAAACTTAGTTCGCTTTGCCCCCCTTATTGCTCCTGTTATGCACCGCGTAAATGTAACAACACATTATTTCTTTGTACCTAACCGCATACTTTGGGACGGTTGGGAGTCCTTTATTACTAGGCAAACCGAAAGTGTACATCCCTTTGTGCAAAACGACGCTTGGGAACAAGGCACCTTAGCCGATTACATGGGCTTTCCAGTACAGGCAACATTGACCAACGAACGTTATAACGCCCTACCAATTGCAGCATATACAAAGATTTGGGATGAATACTACCGCGACCAAAATCTACAATCCGAACGCTTTACCCCTCTCATAGACGGTGACAACTCTATCACCTATAATAGTATCCTTAATTCTTTGCCCTTTGTACGGGCATGGATGCACGACTACTTTACTTCGTGTTTACCAACCGCCCAAAAAGGTGACCCCGTATCTATTCCCCTAACTAACGAGGAAAATATACCAGTAGACTACCAATTCAATACTGGCGGTGCTTCGCAGAACGTCGGAAGATTTCGCGATACAGCAGGCAACCTACTTACAGCAACAGGAGCAGTAACACAAGGCACGGGCCCTTCTCCTCTTACCTCCAGTATGGAGGTTAACGGTACCGATGCCGCGTATGACCCAAACGGCACTTTAAGCGTAGATGTACAATCTCAAGCAACTGACATTAATACCCTTCGCTGGGCATTCCGCCTACAAGAATGGTTAGAAAAAAACATGCGCGGCGGCACACGTTATGTAGAAAACTTATTAGTACATTTTGGCGTAAGAAGCCAAGACGCACGACTACAACGCCCCGAATATATCGGCGGCACACGCGGCAATATGGTAATATCGGAAGTGCTTAGTACAGCCGAAACGGTAGAAAGTTCCACACCAGTAGGACAAATGGCAGGGCATGGTATAGCAGCAACGGGCGGCAATTCCTTCAACTACTATGCGCAAGAACATGGCTTTATTATTGGAATTATTAATGTGCAACCAACTACAGCCTACCAACAGGGCATTCACAAAATGTACTCTAGGGAAACAGCATTAGACTATGCTTGGCCAACATTCGCAAACCTTGGAGAACAGGCAGTACTTAACAAAGAAGTATATGCACCACACAGCGACCCAAACGGCACTTTTGGTTATATACCTAGATATTCAGAATACAAGTACATGAATAACCGTGTTGCGGGAGACATGCATACAAACCTATCTTTTTGGCACCTTGGCCGAATATTTGCAAATGACGTAGCATTAAACGAAAGTTTTATACAATGCTACCCTGATACACGTATCTTTGCAGTAGAGAACCCTGAGTTGGACCATCTCTTTATGCATATATTCAATAATATTACCGTAAATCGTAAATTACCACGTTACGGGATACCCTCTATCTAAGATGGCATGTGATTCACCTATTTGGGTACAACCCAAACAGCAATGGAAAGAC